CTAACAAGGTCAAACTATCTAAAGAAGATGTTAGACTAGCTCAGAAATGGAATATACCACTTGAACAATATGCTGCCGAAAAGCTGAAGGTCGATGATGCTGAAGGTAGCTATACTAATATAACTTAAACGTGGGAGAAGATTAATGACACGAAATCAAATACGTAGTAACGAAACTAGGGAAACTGAAACAAGAGAAGAAGAGTGGACCTTTGAGGAGCCAGATGCCCTCCAAATACCTGACACGGTACAAGCAAGATTCGATGGTGAGAAAATGTCTCTTCGTTGGATTCGCATATCTGTAAAAGGTCAAGATGACATCACAAATGTAGGCAAAAGACTACAAGAGGGATGGGTCTTCGTAACTCCTGATGAGGTTCCTGAAATGGGTGTTACATCCTTCGTAAGGGAAGATGGTCGATACCAAGGTACAGTCTGTCGTGGAGACTTAGCTTTAGCTAAAATGCCAAGCGGAAAGGTAAAGGCCAGACAGAAATTCTATGAGAATAAGGCTAATGATATGATGGATGCAGTAAATGCACAACTGATGAAAAGCTCTGACTCTCGTATGCCAATTTCTAATACAAGTAAATCGGTAACAACTAAAGGTCGGCAACCCTCTTTTCAAGACTAGCCTACCTTTAATAACAATAGGAGTGTAATATGTCTACTACTAAAGCATTTCGTGGCTTTACTCCTGCTCGTAAAATTGGTGGTGGTTACAACAATGAAGCTGTAACCGATATCATTGCTTGGTCATCTACTGGCCTAGCTGGTACACCAACTAATAGTATTTTTACTGGTGATCCAGTAGTACTTCCCGGTGCAAACTTTGCAACAATATCTCCGTATATTGCTGCTACGTTGAAACCTTCTGGAGTATTTATGGGTTGTCAATATGTTGAAAATGGTGAGCAGAAATTCTCCCGGTATTGGCCCGGTGGAACTAGTGCTACGGATATTAAATTTTTCGTAATCAGTGATCCTGATCAAACTTATTATATTCAGGCTTCACTAACTTTATCGGCTGCTGAGATGTTGATCGTTAAAAACTACAATGTTACGGTTAGCTCAACAGCATCTTCTGGAAGTACTGTAACAGGTCAGTCCAGCTACTATCTTGATGGTGCATCAGGAACTGAAGCTGTTGCTGCTGTTCGTGGTATTGCTAGGGCTGCTTTCCCTGACGAAGGTGATGGGGATGCATATCCAATCGTAGAAGTTTATCTTAATACTCACCGTGACCGTTATGTAACGGCTACGGCATCAACAGCTTAATAGGAGGAATTAATCATGGCTATTAATAGAGCTAGTATTAGTAAAGAACTCCTGCCGGGCTTAAATGCTGTATTCGGTATGGAGTATGGAGAAGTGGACAACGAAAGTGATGTCCTCTTCGATGTAGAAAACTCAGATCGTGCATTTGAAGAAGAAGTACTATTCACAGGTTTCGGCTCTGCCCCAACCAAAGGTGAAGGTGCTGCTGTTTCGTATGACGATGCTCAAGAAAGTTACACAGCACGTTATACTGCTGAAACTGTAGCTTTGGCTTTTGCAATTACTGAAGAAGCAATGGAGGATAATCTTTATGATACCTTTGCTAAACTTCGTGCAAAAGGTCTTGCTAGAGCAATGGCAAATACAAAACAGGTTAAGGCTGCAAATCTATTCAACAATGGTTTCTCTGATACTATTGGTGATGGTGCTGCTTTCTTCTCTGCTGCACACCCAACAATTTCTGATGGAAACCAGAGCAACCTAATGGCTGCTGCTGATCTTTCAGAATCAACTCTTGAAACTGCATTAACCAATGTACAGAAGATCAAAGATGATCGTGGTATTCTAATTGGTGCAAGTGCTGTTTCATTGCATATCCCTGTTGACTCATGGGCTATTGCAGATCGTATTTTATCTAGCCCCGGCAACACTCAAACAAGTGCTGCTGCTGCTAATCCAAATACGAATGCAATCAATGCTACTCGTCATATGGGAATGTTACCTGAAGGATATCATATCAATAGAAGGTTTACAGATACTACATCTTATTTTATTAAGACTGACGTACCAAACGGAGCTAAAATGTTTGTACGTTCACCTCTTCAAACTAAGATGGAACCTGACTTTGATACTGGTAATCTCCGATTTAAGGCAAGGGAACGATATAGTTTCGGTGTCTCCGATTGGAGAGGTTACTTCGGTAGTGCAGGAACTTAGGACTAAATGTGGGGGAGTAGCTTCGGCTACTTCCCTACTACTATAAGGAGAGATCATGAGTACAAATATTAAAGCAGCAATAGCAACTGGTGATGCTGTTCTTACGTTTGTAGAAAATGATGCAACTGTTGGAGATAACGGAACAGCCGATGGTAATAATCCATCTGTAACTCGTATATTGGCTGTCCATGCTTTAGCAACTGCTGCTGGATCATATTCTATAAAAGGACAAAGACAGATTACTAATAAAACAGCAGAAGGTACAGCTATTAAGTTTCAGGTAGCAGCTAACGAAGCAACAGATATTTATATGGGAGAACTTGGTGTTCCTGTCTATGGTGTTGTTAGTGTATCTGGTCCTACAGATGGTTGTGTTCTTACAGCTTTTGTAGGTTAGTATGCCTAATTTTTCTTACTTAAAGACAGACTTAATTAATACGACTGAAAACGACTCTACAGAATTTGCAACACAAGTTTCTGCTTTTGTAAAGAAAACCGAATTTCGTATGATTAAAGATCTGGATGACTTTGGTCTAGATGAATATACAAATATATCTGTATCATCTGGTAATGCTGGAACTGTGTCTTTAAATGATAGAGTTCGTATTGTTCGTAATGTAAACTTTAAAGTAAGTACAGGAACAACAGTAACTAATCTACTTCCCAGAACAATGGAATATGCAAATGACTATTGGCCTGTTAGTGCATCAACAGGTACACCAAGATATTATGCAAGAAAAAATAATTCAAGTATTAAGATTGTACCTACACCAGTATCGGTACTGACTGTAGAGATACAATCTCAATCTCAGCCACTACCTTTAGCTTCTGCTACAGGTACAAGTGTAACTACCCAAAACTATCTTAGTGATTATTGTTATGAAGCTCTCTTTGCAGGATGCATGGTAGAAGCTACAATGTATATGAAAGATTGGAATACACTTCAAGTGTGGCAAGCTGAATATCAAAACTCAGTACTAAAACTTAATAATCAGGCTAGAAGAACTAGACAAGATGATATGGCATTAGCTGCATCTCCTGCTGGTGGTCCTGATACTTTAATACCAACATCACCATAGGGGAAAAATTATGGGTTTACTTTCATTTTTAAAATATTTAGAGCCACCAAAGCCTAAGCCAAAGCCAAAGCCTAAACCAAAGCCAAAGCCTAAACCAAAGCCTAAACCAAAGCCTAAAACTGTAACATTTGGTGAGGATAAAATTCCAAAGAGTAGCTCACAAAAAAAACTTAGTAGTGTTGTAAGAGATGCTAAAAAAAGAGATAAGGAAAGAGCAGAGTTAAGAAAGAAAAAGAAAGCTGAAAAAGAAAGAACAGAAAAAATAAAAAAAACTGCTAAAACTTTAGGAGTGGCTACTGTTATTGGAGGAACTATTTATGGTTTATCTGAAAATAAAAAGAAAAAAGCAGTAGATCAAGAAGGAGGAGTAGGTCAAGGATTGCCACTTAAAGCTAAAAAAACTCAAGGAAGATCTCTTGATGCAGGTGGTAAAGATGTTTCTAGAAAGAAAAAAGTACAATCTAAACCACCAGTTAAAAAAAGTTATGCTATAAAATCTGGAGACACTCTTTCTCAAATAGCTAGACGTAGAGGAACTACTTTAAAAGCTTTGTTGGCTGCTAATCCACAGATTAAAAATCCTAATAGAATTAGAGTAGGACAAAAAATTAATATATCTAGTCCAGTTAAAAATCGTAAATCTGTTTATCAAGGATTAAGTAAATCACAAATGAAAAAGATGAGTGTAAAAAAGAAACATGGTGGTAGAATTAACTATCGTATGACAGGTGGTCAGGTTGTAGCTGCTGGTTATGATTGAGGGAAAAACTAATGGCAGATAATAAAAAAGGTAAGAGTAAGGGGATACTAGGTAAAATACTTAGGGAGATAAAACCTCTTCCCGGTAGAACTTTGACAGGTAAACGTAAAACTCCTAAAGATCCTACAAGAACAGTTAAAGCAGAAAAAGTACCAACAGTTCAACCTACAAAAAATGTTAATACTGTAAAAGAGGGACAAGTTAGAACTGCTAAAATAAATCCTCCTAAAGAAGGAGAGACACTTGTAGGTACAGTGCAAGGATCTGTTATTCCGGGTAAAGGAAGAAAATATCCGGGCAGAGGACGAATAAGAAAAACTGCTAAACCGGGAATAGTTTCTGCTATTGAAAAAAAGGTGAAAAAAAGAAACATACGTAGAGGAGTTACTAAAGCAGGTGTTGCTGGATTAGTAGGAGCAACTATAGCTATACCTTTATTAGACGGAAAGTCTTCAAAGTATACAATTAAAGAAGGAGACACTCTTTCTGAAATAGCAAAACGTAAAGGAACTACATTAGGATCTTTAATAAAAGCTAATCCAAAACTTAAGAATCCAAATAAAATTTATACAGGAAAAAAAGTAAAACTAAGTAAACCTGTTAAAAATAGAAAGTCTGTTTACCAAGATGTAAGTAAAAAAGAAATGGAAAAGATGAGTGTAAAAAAGAAACATGGTGGTAGAATTAACTATCGTATGACAGGTGGTCAGGTTGTAGATGCAGGTTATGATTAATGTCTAGTAAAAAAGTATATAAACCTAAAAAGAAAAAACCACCTACTTCGGCAATAAAGAAGATAGCTAAAAATGTGATAGGTAAAGGTGGTCCTATATCATTAGGAGTTGGGGCTGCATTAGCTTATCCAGAAATTAAAGCTATAGGAAAACCTATGATATCAGATTCTGAAGCAAGAAAGCAAGGATATGATTCTGCTCAAAAATATAGAGAAGCTGTATATGGACAAGTTAAAAAGCTTCCTTCAGTAGTTGCAGGTAATCCTATGAACTTTCTTTTAGATATGGCTTTATATTCTAATCCTGCTACAGGCATTCCTACATTTATGTATGATGTTTCAGAAACCCCCGGAGTTATTGAGTTTAATAAAAAAGCTGCTAAAGCAAGAGAAAGAAAAAGAGGGCAAACTCAAGAAAGAATAAAGAAAAAAGGAATACCTAAAAAAATTAAATCTTTATTTAGACCATCAAAAGAAGATATTTTAAAATCTGTAGGCAGAAAAAAAGGTGGTAAGGTAGGTAGACCTAAAGGTGTTGGGTGTGCTAAACGAGGTTATGGAAAGGCCATGAAACGTGGTAAATAGATCAAGTGTTCGGCAACAGATTATGAAACCCGGTAAAAAGAAAATAAAAAAAGTAATGGGTGAATTTAAGAAAGGTACTCTTAAAAAAGGTAAATCAAAAAAGAAAGTAACAAATAGAAAACAAGCTATAGCTATAGCATTAAGTGAAGCTAGAAGAAAAAAGAGGAGAAGTTAAAATGGGTTTAGGTCCACATACAAGATTAGAACGTCCAGCTAAATTGGATGAGATAGTAGGTAAACCTACTGGACAAGGATTTGGTGCTGCACGTAAAGGACCATCCGTTGTAGGTAAACCTCAAGATGTAGTAGTTGATGAAGATTATCAACAAGGTAAAGCTTTTAAGGTGGAGGATTAATTATGGAAAGTACTAAAAAAGGTAAAGGTAAAGGAATACTAGGTAAAGTACTTAGAAATATTAAACCACCTAAAAAGAAAAAACCTCGTACTACATCACCCAAAATTAAAACATATGATTATGGGGATGAGGGGGTGATGTATAGACCCGAAATTAAAAGTAATAAAAAGAAAAAACCTCCTACAGTTTATAAAATTCCTGAAGGTGTAAAGGCTAATTCTGCAAAAGGTAGAGCTATAAATAAAATTATAGGTATACATAGAAAGGCTAAAGCAGAGGGAGGAAATCCTGAGATTGCTAGATCAGCAATGAGGTTGCTTAATAAAATAAATAAACAAGCATTGACTGCTCAACAAATTGCAAAAGCAACAGCAGCTATGCCTGTTAGGGCTAGTAAACCTAAATCTACTGATAGAATGGCTGGAACAAAACGACCTAAAAAAGCAGGTGGTAGAGTAATTAAAGCTCAAAAAGGTACTGGAAAAGGAGTACTAGGTAAAGTACTTAAAGAGATTAAACCACCTAAAAAATTTCCAGTAGCTGAAGGTATAGAATCTAAAATGCCAGCAGGAAAAGCTTTAAATAAATTAATTAAACTTAGTAGAGAAGCAAAAAAAAGGGGAGATACTAAAGCAGTAGCAGCTATAGATAAAAGAATAGCTGACATTAATAAAAGGTTTAATATAGAAACTGGTAAAGTTACATCTACTACTCCTCCACCTAAAAAATCAGTACCCGGACCAACAGGAGGAAGGTATGCTGGAAGATCAGTTAAATCTAGACAACCTTTTGGTAGAAAGTCTGGTGGTAAAGTTTATCGTAGAGGTGGTGGTCAAGCCTTACGAGGATTTGGTAAAGCAACTTATTCTAATAAAATGTATTAATGGAAATAATAGAAATATATACTGGTAAGGTAAAAGAGGTTGTATCTAAGAAAGAGTTTATAAAAAGATATAATAAATCTGTAGACGATAAAAAAGATAACTGTAGTTTAGTAGATACAACACAGATACAACCTCAAAGAAATAATTATAAAACATTTACTACTTATTGGAAAGATACTTCGGAATACTTAAAAGAAAAATATAGATACACTTATGGCAGTAAAAAGAAAAAAGAGTAATATGAAAGGCATCACTATTGGTAGAGGAATGAAACGTCCTACCAAGTCTGGTGCTGGAATGACAAAGAAAGGGGTAGCTAAATATCGTAGGCAGAACCCCGGATCTAAATTAAAGACTGCTGTAACTGAAAAGAAACCTACAGGTAAGAGAGCATCTAGACGTAAATCATATTGTGCTAGATCAGCAGGTCAAATGAAGAAGTTTCCAAAAGCTGCTAAGAATCCAAATAGCAGACTAAGACAGGCTAGAAAGAGGTGGAGATGTTAAAGAAAAAAACATTAACTCAAAGACAGAAAGATACTTTAAAGAAACATTCTAAACACCATACAACAAAACATATGTCTTTTATGAGAAAGGAGATGAGGTCAGGTAAAACTTTTGGGGCAGCACATAAAGCTGCTATGAAAAAAGTTGGAAAATAATTTATGGGCAACTGTGGCAATTGTGGTCATGAGTGTCATTGTGGTAGAACTTTAAAAAAGTTTGTTGACCCTAATCAAAAAGCTATAGTGGTCTGTCAAAACTGTAAATGTAAAGAGTGTATAGAAGAAGATGAAAGGCAATAGAAATGGCAACAGCTACTAAACGTGATCCTAAGAAGTGGGCTGCTGCTAAAGCAAGAGCAAAAGCTAAGATGGGTGGTAAACATTCAGCAAGAGCAATGCAGTTAGCTGTTAAGTATTATAAAGATGCAGGTGGTACATACAAAGGTAAGAAAAAGAAAAGTAATAAATTAAGTAAATGGAGTAAACAAAAATGGAGAACCAAGTCAGGAAAACCATCGAGCCAGACAGGAGAAAGATATCTTCCAGAGAAAGCAATAAAAAGCCTGTCAGCAAAGGAGTATGCATCGACCACGAAAGCAAAGAGAAAGGGGACTGCTGCCGGAAAGCAGTTCGTTAGACAACCAAAGAAGATAGCTAAAAAGACAAGAAGGTATAGAGTATAATGGCAGTATCAGGAACATATAACTTTAATCTAGATATAGATGAAGTAATTCAAGAAGCCTCTGAAATGATAGGAGGTGAGAGTACTCTTGCAAATGAAGCTGCTTCAGCTAGACGTTCTATTAATCTAATGCTGAAGGATTGGCAGAATAGAGGAGTTCTTCTCTGGTCTACAAGTACATCTTCTTTTACTCTTACAACTTCAGTAACTAGCTATAGTTTAGATAGCAGTACTATTAATGCTCTTGAGGTTGTAATTAGCAGATCTAATACAGATGTAAAACTTACTCGTATTACTCCAGAAGAATATATGCTTATACCTGCAAAGACACAAACAGGTAAACCTAATCAATATACTATTCGTAGAGGAAGAGATAATCCAACATTATCTGTTTGGCCTATACCAGAGAACTCTACAGATACTTTAAAGTTAGAAGTTGTTAAAGAACTACAGGATGTAAATAAATCAGCTATACAAAATGCAGATGCTCCTAAAAGATTTTTACCTGCTTTAACTTGTGGGCTGGCTTACTATATGTCTATGAAAAGACCATTAGTACCAGACACAAAGATTGCAATGTTAAAGACTAACTATGAGGAAATATTAGGAAGGGCTTTACAAGAGGATAGAGAAACATCTAGTATCTATTTATTGCCTAGACTAACATTTTATAATTAATGGCTACACAAAAGAATGCATTAGCCGTATGTGATATGTGTGGATTTGTTTATCCACATAGAGTAATGAGGTTAAATAGTTATGGGTTATTGGTATGTCCTCAAGACTTTGAAGGACAGTATGATTTAAAAAATCATCCTCAAAATAAAGTACCAAATGTAAAAGATAATCCTGCTATTCGTAATCCTAGACCTGATGATGGTGGTAGGGGAACACTATGGAATGTACAGAACAGTTGGATTACAGTTGATCCTACTACTTTAGAAGAAACACGGCATACAACGAAGTACGATGATGCCAATAGAGCTTGGGATTTGATATGACAGATTTAACAGGAAAACTAATATCGGGAACTTATAAGCAGATACTTCAAGTAAATGCTACAACAACCAATACTGGATTAGGAGCTACATTAGTTACTATTCAAAGTGGGGATGGAACTGATTCGGCTCTACAGATATCAACTAACAAAGTTGTTGATTCAGGATCGTTTGGAGTATTTGGTAATGTAAGTGTACAAAGTGGAGTACAAGTAGTACTGGATGTATGTGCAAGAGCTTATTATGGAGATGGTTCTAATCTTAGTGGTATTACAGCTTCTATAGGTGGAGATGTATCTGTAAGCAGTCTTACTGTAGCTGGTGATGGTAACTTTGGTGGTAATGTAATTGTTAAAGGAAATACTTCTGTCTCTGGTAATATAGATACAGCAGGTAATACAAGTATAGGTGGAACACTAACAGCTACTGGAGCTACTCAATTAGGTTCTACAGTAACAGTTGTTGGTAAAGCTGTCTTTGAAGGTGACGTATCCGTAAGTGGTGATCTTGATGTAGCAACCAATGCTTCAGTAGGTGGTACACTTGCAGTAGGTAGTACAGCACAGATAACAGGTAAGACAGAATTTAAGAATGATGTATCTGTAAGTGGGGATATAGATGTAGCTACTAATGTTTCGGTTGGTGGTACATTAACAGGTACAGGTAAAGCTACTTTTAAAGATGATGTAGAAGTAAGTGGTAATGTAACTGCTGCCTACTACTATGGTGATGGTTCAAACCTTACAAACGTAGAAGCAGAACTAGGTATTGCTACAAATATTTCAGTATCGGGATTTATACATGCAGGTGGAAGTGTATCAGTATCTGGACCATTTAATGTTGTAGGAGCAGCTACCTTTAAAGATGATGTATCTGTATCAGGCAATACTAATCTAGGTGGAACTGTAACTGTAGGTGGTGCAGCAAGTCTAGCATCTACTCTCTCTGTAGGAGGTGCTGCTAATTTCCTAAGTACAGTAACTGTATCTGGTAATTCAGGTTTTCTAGGAACTGTTCGAGTAAGTGGTAATACAAGTCTTGGTGGAACACTGGATGTAAATAGTAATCTATCTGTAGGAGGTACATCACAGGTTACAGGTAATGCAGTATTTGACGGTAATGTATCTGTCTCTGGTAATATAGATACAGCAGGTAATGTATCTATTGGAGGAACTGCACAGATAACTGGTAATGCAAACTTTGATGGTGATGTATCTGTTAGTGGTGACGTATCTATAGGAACAAATCTTTTTGTAGGTGGTACTGTAACTATTGTAGGCAATACTACCATGACAGGAGATCTTGGAGTAGGTGGTGCTATGAGAGTAAGTA